ATTGATTCTAATAATGAACTAACTAGAATAAGGTGCTGGGGAATTAAACCCGAAAAAGATCGAGTGCACCTAAACCGACCGTACATGGCGAGATTGAACTATGATGAAAACTGGGGATTCTCGACGTATGCAGTTGGCAAGACATTCAGACTATTAGGATAAAAAATATGAATATAATTAAAACATTTAGTCCATTATTGAAAGAAGCAGAACTAATTGATGACCTACCGGTGGTAATTAGAGTACAAAAGTTTGATGGGACATCAGCAAAAGAATTCTCGAAGTTGGTGGGCAAAGCCCAAAACACCGGGCAGCCAGTTTTGCCAATTATCATTGACAGTTATGGGGGACAGGTATACAGTTTGATGTCTATGATTTCTGATATCAAACACTGTCGTATCCCGATTGCCACCATTGTTCAAGGAAAAGCGATGTCTTGTGGAGCAATCCTCTTTAGCTTCGGCGATGAAGGAAAGCGATACATGGACCCAGATTCAACGGTGATGATCCATGATGTTAGTTCAATGGCATCAGGAAAAGTAGAAGAGATTAAAGTGAGCGCGGAAGAAGCTGATCGCCTCAACGAGAAGATCTATACGATGATGGCAGAAAATTGTGGACATCATAAAGATTATTTCCTCGATATCGTGCACGAAAAAGGGCATGCAGACTGGTTTTTGGAAGCGGATGCCGCTAAAAAACACAATCTCGCTAATCATTTACATGTGCCGCGGCTAAAAATTGAAGCTCGGGTTAGGTTCGACTTTAAATAAAACTACTTAAGGTATGGCAGCGAGCAGCAAATTAAAATGGAAGCGCATTCTTAACCGACTGCGGTTCTATAGTATGGATTTAGATTCAGGAAAGGAGATCATGCAAGAATCTGCTCCAGATTTTCAGGCGTACTACGAAGATTTTTGTAGCCGCCATAATATTGACATCGCCCAACTCAATGACCAGCATAGAGAGCGAGTACAAGGATTATACGGAAAACCAGATCCAGAGGACAGCACTGAGAATGAGCCCGAGATAGGCAAGCTTGGCGATACGAGTATAGTTGTACATAAATCTCCCTCCCCAGTGCCAACGCCGAGCGAACCTTATCAGATGACGCAAGACGAGAAAGAAATGCATGAAGCATTTTCCAAACTCTTTAAAAAGATAGCCCTCTCTCTTCATCCGGATCGAGTGGACAAGAACTTGCCCCCTGAAACTCGCAAAGATATGGTAAGTAGATTTCGGAAAGCCAACCGCGCGATGGAACAGAGAAAATATTTTATTTTATTAGACATTGCCGACGAACTTAATATTACGACTCCTCGGAACTACGCCCAACAGAATCGCTGGATGAAACGAGAGATTGACAGAATCGAGCCTTTGGTTCGCGCGCAAAAGAACACCTACAACTATAAGTTTGCCGACACAGAGACGGACGACGAGCGTGACGTACTGATAAAGCAATTTTTATATCAACTATTTGGGTTTCAACTACCAGAAAATAGTTGACAGCAGCCCCGATAAGTGTTATATTAATAAAGAATTAAAAAGGAGGGCTTAATGTCCACAACAAATGAGAAACGTAAGCGATATGTAAAGGAATACATTCGTTCACTGAATGCAATCGAAGAGGCAATGGAGCCTTACAAGGATCAGAAGCGTGATTTACGCTCTGAGTTCCGAGAGAACGGCTGGCTTGACACGGATGAAATCCGTGCTGCAGTTAAGGCGTATCGCCTGTACAAGGGTAAGATAAACATCGATGAGGTAGTTGAGAACTTCAACATGCTCTCCGGAGAAAATGATGATTCTTGAGTATTCAAAAGTGAGACATAATTCTCGCACACCTGACCGAGCAAACCCATCGGATGCGGGGCTCGATGTTTTCTATAGTCCCGAAGAAGGCGACGCCGCTGGACAGTGGCTTAAGCCGGCAGAATCCACAGTATTTTCAACCGGCTTAAAGTTTGGAGTACCACACGGATATATGTTAGAGGTAAAGAATCGTTCCGGCAACGCTGCGAAGAAGAGCCTTTTGGTAGGTGCGTGCGTGATTGATTCTGGGTATGAGGGAGAGATATTTGTGAACCTACATAATGTGGGATTGGAGCCACAGTTTATCCATGCCGGTATGAAGATCGCGCAGATCGTGATGACACCGGTGGTACATTTCCGACCATTAGAGGTAGAGGAGTCACGTATTTACAGCTATCCTATCGCCATCAGCGAGCGCGGAACTGGCGCCCTTGGGAGCACAGGTGAATAAATTAACACAAAAAACAATGTTCAGTTCTGCCACAGGCAACTGGTCAACCCCACAAGACTTCTTTGATAAGTTAAACTGGCGATTTGGTCCGTTTGACCTGGATCCCTGTGCTAGCCCGTATAACACAAAGTGTCCCAACTTCTTCACAGAAGTAGAGAATGGATTAGAAAAGGATTGGGGCGGATTTACATGCTTTGTTAACCCTCCGTATGGAAGAGGTATTGACAAATGGATCGAGAAAGGTTATAATGAAGCAATGAAGAACGAAACAAAAGTTGTAATGCTCATCCCCGCCCGGACTGATACCAAGTATTGGCACAATTATGTGATGAAGGCGTCGCAGATCCTTTTTGTAAAGGGTCGCCTTAAGTTTGGAGACAGTAAAAATTGTGCACCATTCCCATCGGCAGTCGTTATATTTGACGGTGGCGATGAGTTGTGGAGGGTCGAAGGTGTCAACCGATGAACCGCAAAAATCGACGTACACTAGAAAAAAAGATGGATAAGGAATCGGCTGAAAACATCGCCGATAAAATTTCTCAATTCCAAAATTTACCGAACGAGTGTTTAGCGTGTCTCTCGCCGTTCGACAAGAAAAGCAAGGAGATGGCAAAAACATGGAATGTCGTTGTGAAAGACACCGATACTATAAGGCTGTATTGCCCGGAGTGCTGGAAGATGGCACGAGCAGCAGCAGCCGATTATTTTAAGGAGACGAAGTGAAAATTGAGCTTATAACACAGGGGAGAAATCATGGGAGTTGAGAGAATTTCGGAAGCAGCGCTGAGCCAGATTTTAGCGGGTCCCACCAACCCCGCTACGTGCGTAATAAAGTTTTACTCGAATGGCTGTGATCTTTGTCATGCCCTAAGCGGGTATTATAGAGACATCGCAGAGACCTACAAAGACCTCTACTTCTTTGCCTTTAACATCGATGATAATCCTAAAATTGTAGAAAAATTGGGAATTAGCGGTGTTCCTACCATAGGCTTGATAAACACCGGCAATGCCAAACCACGTCTCAAGATCCTAGACGACCCTGAGCACCCCAGTGAAAAAACGTGGTATACAGTAAAATACATTAAATCATTTATTGACAAGGAGAAAGAATAATGACCGATGAAACAATAGAAGCCGCTGTGCTTAATCTGCGCTCTCAAGCGCTAGGGGTCTTGGGACTCATGAAAGACATGGCGCGCCGCCCCACACTTGCTAGCGACGTAGGCGCCCTATCGACATACGCAGCACAGTTAGCACAGTTAGAGGGTGCAATGATCACATTGCAGCAATATTCTCCGCTTATCAAGCAAGCGGGAGACGAAGCCATAGCAGCTACAGGAACGACAGAAGTCGAAGAGGTTGAAGAGGTTGAAGAGACATCTCTGACCGAGGACGAGTTGCGCAAGCGCTCACCAACTTTTAGGAAATCCATGGGGTCGAAACCCGGTCCCCCATTGGAAAAAGAAGAATAAGAATATGATCACTATAGAAGGCAGAACCCTGTTAAACAGATGTTTATCTTACGATGACGTGCTATTAGTTCCCCGTTATTCTAACATTCAAAGTCGAGCAGAGATTGACATATCTGTTGACCTTGGACGAGGCTTGTCACTCCCTCTTCCTATACTGGCGTCTCCTATGGACACCGTATCAGAAGAGGAGATGGCATGCGCTATGAATGCATCGGGTGGCGCCGGTATCATACATCGTTATAACTCAGTCATTGAGCAGGTACAAATTATTGATAAAGCAACACAACTCGGCGCCACATCTATCGGCGCCGCAGTGGGCGTTTCTGGTGACTTTATGCAGCGCGCGCAGTGTGTTATACAAGCTGGTGCCACCTTTATCTGCGTTGATATCGCCCACGGGCATCACGTTATGATGAAAGAGGCGCTTGGACAACTCCGCGAGGCGGTGGGTGCAAAAACCCACATTATGGCAGGAAACGTCGCGACATTAGAGGGCGTCAACGACCTGGCTGACTGGGGCGCCGACTCCGTACGCTGTAATATCGGCGGTGGGTCCATCTGCTCGACTCGTATTCAGACGGGGCACGGGCTCCCAGGGCTGCAGACTATTATGGACTGTGCCAAAACAGATAGAGACATCACCATCATCGCTGACGGCGGCATTCGCAATTCCGGCGATATGGTTAAAGCGTTGGCTGCCGGCGCCGACGCCGTTATGTGTGGCTCCCTTCTGTCCGGTACTGACGAGACCCCCGGACAAATTTTAAAAGACCAAGACGGACAGCAATGGAAAACTTACCGAGGTATGGCTAGCAAGGAAGCACAGATTAAGTGGCGCGGAAAATACTCGTCATTTGAAGGTGTCTCTGCACGTGTCCCATACCGAGGACCTGTTGGTGCGGTCTTGGCAGATTTAGAAAAAGGTATCCGCTCTGGATTCTCCTATTCTGGCGCTCGGACTCTAATACAGCTTCAGAGCACCGCACGATTTGTGGTGCAGACCGCAGCAGGGCAGTCTGAAAGCCGCGCTCACATCGTTCATAGGCAATGGTGATGGAACACAATATTGATTATGGGAAGCTTAACAAGCGGGTGGTATTTACAGAGAACGATCATCGCCATGTAAAACTTTTAGTTCGTCTAAAAGCCGATGGGCTAACCCAAGCTAAGTTTTTCCGACACCTAATTACAGGCTATATCGATGGCGATGCACGCATCCAAGAATATTTAGATGAGGTTGGCGGTCTTTCTATAAAAAAGAAAAATCAAGCTAAAAAGCTCAGAGCAGTTGGACAACAAAAAATGTCTGATTTCGCCCTCAACGATGGGGAAGTAGAAAACATCTTTGACCTTATAGCCGAGGAGCACCCCGAATTATGAATGAACATGGATTACTCAATTGCTCTAAAAAATGTAGAGAGCTAAAGACAGCTTGCCCAGTTAAAGATTGCAAGCACTGGATAGATTACGCGGATGAGCATAATTGTGCGTTAGTGTCTATTTACGAACACGGACCAATGACATTGAGGCAGATTGCCGAGCGCCTTCATCTATCTTTCGCAAGAATAAAACAGATAGAAACCAAGGCTATAGCCAAGATTAAGAAGAAAGCCTTTATGCACAATCCGTTTTTTTAGGTGTTTAACCAAACACATTACTATTTATTTTTGAGTTTCTTTAAGGAATAACAGGAGAATTTTAAATGGCTCGTAAGACTTTATTAACAGAGAGCGAAATTAGGCAGTTTATGAAGCTAGCCAATCTTTCGCCAATTGGGGGCACAAAGCTCCAAGAAATGGGTTATGAAATGCCCGGTGCCCGCGATGATGAGGAGCATGTTGAAGATGATTTGCATGCAACCGAAGACGAGTTAGGCGCCGAAGATCATATTGCCGATGAAGAAGATGGTGAATTAGAAATGGCTGACGATGAGTTAGCTGATGATGATGCAGATATGTCTGGTATTGATGATTCCGAAAGGGAAGGATTAATGGCGGATGTTGTGGCTGCGGTTGCTGATGCACTAGGCATTTCCGATCAGGTATCTATTGAAGCTGGCGCCGAAGGGGGTGACTTGGACGAACCAGCCGTAGACGATCTAGGAATGGATGATGCAGCAATTGAGATGGAACCCGTCGAAGGCGGAGAAGAAATCGAATTAGGCGGCGGAGAAGAGGAAGAAGAAATCGAAGAGCCGATGATGGAGAAAAGCGTCCCGGGTCGGAAAGAAGTTTCCGAAGACGAGATCGTTGCCGAAGTCACACGCCGTGTGGCTAAACG